TCATTGTTGGTTTTTTGGCAGCTTCACGCTTGACGGAGTAGGCAATTGCCACGGCTTGCTTTACGGGTTTACCCGCAGACACTTCGGCTTTCACATTCTTGCGAAATGCCTCTTTTGAGGGTGACTTGACGAGTGGCATCACTTGGCCTTTTTGGCAGGTTTGGCAGTTTTGGCCGACTCTTTAAAGTCCTTGGCCGTGGGTGCGCCAGCAGCGCCGGGTTTACGCATCTTCTCGCCGCTACCTGCGGCAATACGGGCGCGTTTGGCGTTAATGTTGGCGTAGAGTCCGGGTTTTGTAGCCATGATCAGCACTTCCATCGTTTGAGTGATGCCTTGGCCCGTTCTGCTGGACCTTTGGCGTTTTTAACAACCCCTTCCATGCGGGCACAGAACGAATCTTTACGGCCTTGGTCGGCCTTTGTCTTGGGACTGGGCGCTGGCGCTTTGAGATTGGAGCCAGTGGCTGCGTTGTACTTCTCGCGGCCCTTGGCTGTCAAGCCTGCACCCTTGGATGCAGGCAGCTTCTCGCCACGACCGACACTTAGAGACACGCTTTTCCTGGTAGCCATCACGAACCCATCCATGAAGTAAGGGCAGCACCGTTTTGAGCGTTGCGCCGGGTGGTTGTTCGTTCATTGTACTCCCGATGTGCCACGGGATGTGCAAACGTCACGGCAATTGCATCGGCTGCATCAGGAGAGGCCAGTCCACGGGCTTTCATTTCCTTCTTGCCTTCCAAAAAGATGGTGCCAGCCGAGTTGGGCTTCTTCATCGGCCCGACCAGATCGCTTTTCAGCAGCCTGTCCTGCGGGATCGATGCGGTCTTGAGCCAGTCGCGCATCGCACCCCAGATCTCAGCCCGCTTGTTGCCCCACATGGTCGGGTTCTTGGCTTTCCAGCCGAAGTTAACCCCGCGCACTTTGTACTTTTGCTCGGTCAATCTGTCAAGGATGCCGTACCCAAGTCCACCCTCGTCAATCACGGTCAACGCTGGTCGGTACTCCTCGATGGCGTCGATGACGTGGCCCACCACGCTCATGGTGTCCTCGCCTTTGAACCGCTTGATCGCCACGATGTCACGTCCACGGCGCACGGCAATCACGGTGGAGTCCATGCCGCCACGGGCCGGGTCTACGCCTACGATGATGGGTGCGGTCATGTCCTTGTACTGTGGCCGCTTCATGGCGTCATCCACGATGTGTGGTGCGATGAACTGGTCTTGGCCGGACTTAGGAAAATCCCCATAGACCTCGACCCGCGCCTCGTCGCTGTCTTCACCGTACTCGTTGATGATCTGCTGGTAGATGCTCTTGTCGGTGCCCTCGACTGTGCGGGCGTCAATCTTCTCGCTCTCCCAGAACTCCCGCTTAGACCCGTCCACTGCCTCGTAGAAGTACCCGGTGTTGCGACGACCGTTGGAGAACGCGAACCAGTACCGGTCCAATATGTTCTCGGTAAAGAAGCCCGCAGCCACGGACCAGATGCTGTCCGGGATACCGCTGGCCTCGTCGAAGATCACCATCATGCCGTCCATGTTGTGGACACCGGCGTAGGCGTCTGGGTTCTCCTCGCTCCACAGCTTGCCCTCGGCTCCCCAGTACCGGGTGCCTTTACGCAGGTCACGCTCGACCAGTTCAGTCAACCAGTTGGCCGGGTTCAGCGATGTAGCCGTGGGTTCCCACCAGTGCGCGTTCAGGCTCATCGTGACCCACTTGGTCAACTCACCCCACGTCACCTTACGCAACTGGTTCTCGCTGTTAGCCGATACGATGACGGAACTACCTATCCGGGTACTCAGCATCCACAGGATCAGCCACGACACGAGGGCAGACTTACCCACACCCCGGCCAGAGGACACAGCCCTGCGCATGGCGTCGATCAACTCCTCGTTACTTAGCTTGCCCCGGTTCTCCTTGATGAAGTCCCGTATCCTGCGCAGCGTCCTACGCTGCCACGCACGAGGGGCTTTGAAGTGCTCAAGGGGTGTGTTCTTTTGCCCCCAAGGGAACGCAAAGAGCACAAACGCTTCAGGGTCGTCCTTGATAGACGGACTCCAAAGCTGCGCCATGAGTGTCTGCTCATCTTCAGGTGAATAACGAGGCTTCTGCATTACTCAAACACCCAGTCAATGACGTATGCGATAGCCATCACAGCCAAAATCAAAATGATCAACTTAATCATCACGGTTCTCCAGTCTTGGTGTCACATCTGAGACATCCAGCACCTCACCCTCGATCACTCTGGCTTGAGCCTGCGCCAGCGCCTCAGTGATGGATATGGTGCCGCCGAGTTCAATCTGCTTGGTCTCGCCGTAGCGTTTCCTGTTATGCGCACTCATGAGCCACTTGCGCGTGTCAATCCTGATCTTGTCCCGGTTGACCGTATCGTTCGAGTGGGCGTCAATGGCATCAACCCCATCGGCAATCTCTAGGATCTCACCGGCCAAGAACTCAGTGCGCATCTCCTGCGCTTCCTTAAACCGTTCATGACGAGTTGCATCCCGCTTGACCCAGCGCAGGAAGTCCTCGTAGCTCACGAACCGTGGGTCATCTTCAACAAGGGATTTGAGTGATCGTCCACGGTAGACCTGTTCGATGAAGTTCTCGAACATGTTCTCGTATTGCAAGTGCAATAGCTCCCGCGCTGCCTTGGAGGGCTTGGACGATGTGGTGTCAGGCACGGACAGCCAATTGGGTAACGATTCATCGGTGACAACCGTGCCTACAAACGAGGTGTGATCTTGTTTCATAGTGGCACTGATGCTATCACGGGTGGTGGAGATGTGCAACGGTGGGGTAGTGTACCCATTGGGTTTTTACTTTTTGAAAAAATTTTTACGGAGTTTGTGGTGCCTACGTAGCCGTGACCACTGGGCGCTCGGCCCTACCCCCTCCCCCCCTGATCAAGCGCACCCCTGTAACCCAATGGGTAGCTGTTCCCATTGGGTCAAGATGCACCAGTTTCACCCAATGGGTCAGTGAACCCAGTGGGTCATTGGGTCTTGCCCAATGGGTGAGGGAATCCCTCGATTGAGTGACCCAGTGGGGCAAAAAGGGCTTGATTCGGGCAACCTATGACAAATGGTCCTCCGCACGGGCGAGGCTTAAAAAAACACACTTTCTAAATTGCACAAGGATTAAGCAAGTACCCAAATCCATACCCCCCATTTCGAGTCCATTTGTCACAGGCAGCAGGTAAGCAGGAAAAAGGGAAACCCAATGGGTAGGGAAAGCACCTAGAAGATTTTTTCGCATAGGGTATTGACAAGCGTACCCAATGGGTTAGAATTGAGCACATCAACAACCCGTAACTGTAAGGAGTCACCACCATGAAAACAGCATCTTGGATCATCGTCAACAAAGCAACCCGCGAGGCAGTGTTTGAGACGTTCAACGAAAACACAGCCAAGGCTGTCAACACTCGTTTGTATGAGGCTATCCCGGCGCTTCAATACTTACAGCAACTCAATGCCGCTATTCGTGCAACCCGTAACGCCAAGGCGGTGAACGTATGACCCGCGAAACCATCCTAAACGTATTGACCGCCGTGCTTATCGGCTTGGCACTGTGCGCCCTTGTGCTGCATGGCCTTGATGCTCTGTTCTATTGATTGGAGACTGACCATGAACTACGCCAAAATCGAATCTCAAGCCGTAGCAATGGCCGCCAATGCCAAGAATGGCACATTGAAGCTCAACGGGCATACGTACACCCTCACATTCACCCCCGAATGGGTTTATGAGGTCAAAGACGAATCGGGCGAAGTCTTGACCCGCTTCAACACTAAAAAGCTCACAGTGGCCCGTCAATGGCTGCGTGAGTGGTTCGCCTGATAACCCAGCCTAAAGCCCTCTGTGGGCTTTGGGGTGTGCATCTCGCCACCGTGTAACCCGTAACCCTGTAAGGATCAATCATGACAATCGAAACCAGCACCATGCACCTTGATGACACCATCGACATCCGCGACATCATCGAACGCATCGAAGAACTCGAAAGCCTCAAGGATGACCACGAAGCCGAACCAGACGGCGGCCACTGGTCAGACGAAGAAGCACAAGAACTGCAAACCCTGACCGACCTTATGGATGAACTGAAGGGCTACGGCGGGGATGAACAGTGGCGGGGTGATTGGTACCCCTTGACGCTGATTCGTGACTCTTATTTTGAAGAAGCAATGGATGAGATGGTCGCTGATTGTTACGAAGTGCCCAAAGACTTGCCCTCATTCATGACCATCACCCTCGATTATGTTGCGTTGCAGCAAGATTACTCGACCGTTGAGATTGACGGCGTGACGTTCTTTTATCGTTAAGGAGCAAACAACATGATCGACCTGTCCAAACTCGACCCGTCCGAAGCCGAACGAATCGCACACGCTGAAGGCTTCACAGGGGTAGCCGCCCTGTATGCCCGTCTGAGCGATGCTGAGTCCGTCTATGACGCCCAAAAGGATGAAATCGAAGACCTAAAAGACACGCTGCTTCAGTGCCTCCCGTTCTTTGAAGACTGGAAAGACGAAGACGGGGTTTATAAGCCCCGAACCATGCAGGTCATGATCAAGATGATTCG